GGTGCAGCAGGAAACGTAGTGTTTGCAAACCAAAATGTGTTCTCTACACCTGGTTTAAAGCTTCGTGCAACATGGTCAGGAGCTACTTTAGTAAAGGTAGCAAATAACACATGGTGGCTATCTGGTGATTTGACTGCTTAATGCCAATCTATCCTGGTGTCAGTGATTCTCAGAAGAAGGTACCTCCGCTACCTCCTTCTGTAGCTTCGCGTTCAGATTCTGGTTCTGGACGTGCATTTGACAACGGGGCTACCTTTTTAACGTTTAACCCTACAATTTTTGATGGCAAGCTTCCTATTATTGATTATTTAATCACAGCAACAGCGGAAGACAATGTAGCGGTTACTCAAACAGTACCTAATTTAAACTCATTTGTTTTTACAGGTCTTCGCTCAGGTGTTAAATATAGATATAAGATTAGAGCAAGAAATTCTGTCTCTGACTCCGCTGACTCTTCAGAGGTAGGTCCAGATACAGCAACTACTGTTCCTGGACGCCCAACTTCGCTAACCGCAATTAACTTAGGTAATGGTGGAGGTATAACTCTTAACTGGGTAGCCCCATTAAATGCTGGTAAAGCTATAACCAGTTACACAATTACACCTACTGTTGGTGCCCCTATTGTTACAAATAGCACTTCTACAACATACGCTTTTAGTGGAGTAGTTGGGACTGTCTATAACTTTACTGTCGCTGCTACTAATGAGAACGGTACAGGGTTAGACTCAACTGCTTCTGGAACAGTAACCCCGTCAAACCCCGCTCCACCGCCGCCCCCACCTGCTGCACCACCTAGCCAGGGCGGCGGTGCTACTATCGGTATTACCTCGTTTACAGTTGGTGCTGCTTTTTCTGAACTAGCACTGGCACTTGTACCTAGTGGAAGCTGGAGTGCATTTGGATATGCATCCTGGTCACTTTCAGGAATTGGTGCTAGCACGGGTATAGTAAATGGAACTGCATCAAGTGGTTCTCCAAGTACTGCCCCCAACCCAAGTCAATTCTGTGGGCAAACTGCTACTGCAACATTAGTTGTGTACTCTGGAGCTAACGGAACAGGTACATCGGCTACATCTACTGCTAACTTTACGATGCCATCAAGTGGACTTGGATGCCCTACTGGTGGGGGTACTATTACTACATCTACTTATTGGTATACTGTTTGTTGTAATACTGGTGGTAATTATTCACAAATTTCTCGCAATAGCCTTCAATCAGCTTCTGATGCACAGTACTTTGCAGGACAAGCGTGTACAAGTGGTGGCGGAACTGTTCAAGGCGGACAACAATCTTACGGCCTCAGCGCCCCCGTGCTCCAGAACTGCTCTGCGCCAGTGGTTCTACCATGCTCTGGTGGAAATGGTAATTGCGCTACTCCTACCTGTGCAGCGTGCGACGGCGCACTTAGCGGTAGCCCTTGGGGTGGAACAGGAACTGTTGCTGATTCTAGTTGCCCTTCAGGTTCTAGGTACGCAACAACTTGTTGGACAGGTGGAAGTTGCCCAAATACGCCAATCCTTGGAGCCTGTGTTCCTGGTGGAACTGGGCCTGCTTCACCTCCTGCTGCACCTCCTGCTTCTCCACCAATTTTTGTTCCTACCCCACCAAGTGCAACACCTACATGTTCTGGTCCTTGCGCTGGTACCTGGTCTATTGTTGGTGGCGTATGTCGTTGTAATGCGCCAGCTCCAGTTTCACCACCAACACCGCCACCAACACCACCAGCAAGTTGCTACTGCCGTGACTTCCGCGGTCGTTGCAGAACCTTTACCCAATGTTTACAGGCAATATGATAGGATATATACATGGACGATAGATTGCCACAGGGCAGTGAGTTATATCAAGCAACCCACAAATTTGCTTTTATTGTAGAGGGTGATGTTTTTGGTGTCATCTCTTTAGACGACAAGAACCCTTACGATATAAACGACGTTGAGAAACGCTGCATTGCAGGTCTTTCATCAGACCCAAAGGTAGTGCCAATTCCAGTAGATAGCCCAGTAGTATTTGGTTGGACATGGGATGGCTCCACCTTTACACCTCCAGCAGAGGATAAGTAATGTCAGAGGAAAAAGTATCTGCTTGGAAACAGTGGAAAAAGAACCTTGGTGAGTCTCGCCCATGGCACCTTATTGACCCGCTTCAAAGAACCACTGACGATATAGCAGCTTCTAGGTACGACCTTTGCAAAGGCTGCGAGCACTTTATAAGCGCTACTACACAGTGCACAAAATGTGGATGCATAATGAAGGCTAAAACATTACTAAAGAATGCGGAGTGTCCAGTAGGAAAATGGGGACGAGACCTAACTCCATCTACGTAACAATAGCTTGTTACAGAGACCCTGTTATACAGTCGACTATTGACGACCTCTTTAATAAGGCTGACGACCCTACCCGAATAACAGTAGGCGTATTTCTACAACAAAAACAAGATGAAAACCTTATAACCAAAACTTATGGAAATAGAGTTCGGGTAGATACCCAAGAGACAGGTAAAATATTTAGCGTCTGTGAGTGCCGAAACAGGGCTATGTGCATGTTTGACGATGAAGAGTACATTTTACAAATAGATTCCCACACCCGCTTTGAACGTGGTTGGGATACAAAACTTGTAGGCCTACATCAGTCATTAAATAATGAAAAAGCTTTAATTAGCGTTTATTTGCCAGATTGGTTCATTGACGCATCTGGCAAAGAGATATTTTTAAAAAGAACGCAAACTTTTGCTAAATTTATTTTTAATAACGGTAAAAGTGAAGAGGCCTTTTATCAATACCATGAATTAGTACCTATGCCTTCTACAATTGACAATGCGGGTGATAAAGAACTAGAACTTGGCTGGTATTTATGCGGTCATTTCATATTTGGAAAGAGAGAGTTTTTTACAAAGATTATTCAACCTGAATGGGTTGGTTTTTGGGGTGAAGAGGTAATAAATAGCCTTAGAGCCTATACAGCGGGTTTTGATGTATATAACCCAGCTAATCCCCCTTTGTATCACATGAACGAGGGTTTATCGGTTAACTTTAGTAGACCTAAACTTTGGCTTGACTACCCAGATGAACATCATGCTAGGCGAGCACCTACAACCGATAGAATTATTGATATTATGAAAAATAACACTGTTGGTCCCGATGACCTATTTGATGTAAGGCCTTTATCGGATTTATACAAAATAGTGGGATGTGATTTAGGGGAGCTGTTTTACAGCTGGTACACTAATAAAAATGGAAATTGAATTTTATCACCTGTTCGCTAAAGGTCAAAGGTTGCCTATAGAGCAGAGCCCTGTAGACAGGGAGTGGATGAACACCCTAATGGACTCCTACGCCTATAGGTGTTTGCCTATGACATATGCAGCACGCCACGGGTGGTGTGTAAGACTTCCTCATGACGTAGAGGTTGTATGGGACGGCAGCCCAAGCCCTCAAGGCACAACCATAATCTGTGGAAAAGACTCTTTTGTTGATAACGGCACTGGTAACGGGGTTGTTACTTTTCATTTAAATGCCATCCCTAGAACCTCTCCAGAATGGAATCTTTGGTTTATGGGAGGGCCTAACCTGGTAATACCAGGCGCCACCCCGTTATCAGGAATTGTTGAGAGTGATTGGATATACATGTCGCCAACCATGAACTGGAAAATTACTGAAGTTAATAAGATTGTTACCTTTAAAAAGGGCGACCCAGTTTTATTTTTTATACCTATACATAAAACTCAACTAGAAGAGTTTAAGCTAGTACACAAGGGAATTGATGACGACCCTGAAATCAATCGTCATTACAGAGAGTTTTCGGCATACAGGGCGAACATTGACTCCCAGGGCGGTAGCTCATTTACTAGGGACTATATAAAAGGGGTAAGGTACGACAAGACCAAGCCTGACTGGCCTCATAACCATAAGACCAAATTAAATCTTCACGCACCTGATGTTAATGAGTAGAGGCTGACAGTTACCTCGTTCTCTTAGACAATAGTAGTCAGCGCCCCCGATATCAGGCGTCACTACCACTCTAGAGAATAGGTAAAAATGTCAAGTTATAACTCACCACTACCAGTGGGTTCAGACCTAGCGACTGGCGCTTACGCCATTGCTGTCGGTAACACCCCAGCTGGAACTAACAACGTCGGTAACTCTACCGACTCAGAAGGAAACGTTCGAGTAGATTTTGTATGGGGTAACCACCCTATGCAGCCAAATGACGTTCGCACAGACGGAACACCCGTTGCGACCGTAGCAGCAAACGCATCTCAGAACTACAACTGGAACGGGTACTCAGAGTACCCAAGCGCACGTCTAAATAACCTAGCCACTTCAAATCACTCAGCAGCAGAGGCTGAATGGAACGATTACCCATCATTCCTACCAGGCGTAGGTAATTACATGATTACAGCAGCTTCAGGTAACGGCACAACTGTTACATACACATCACAGAACAAGCTTGCAGCTGGAGATACTGTAAACATTACAGGTCTTACAGCTTCAGCTTACAACCTGTCTTCAGCAACAGTTGCTTCAGCAGACGCACTAAAGTTCACAGTAACTAACGCAGCTAACGCTGGTGAAATTACAGGACAGTGGTACGGCAAGGTACAGGCAACAAACGCTCTTACAGCATATGATGGCGCTGGAATTGGCTTCATCGTAGTACCTTCAGTACTTGGTGATACAACAGCCCTAGCTCTTGATGAGCTTAAGGATGCTGGTTACGAAGCAGCTAATATCACTACAGCAGCTGGCGCAACTAACACTGCTACACAGGTAACACAGGTTAACGCTACAAGCACAACCTCAGCAACCCTTACTATCGCAGGTGGAACAACTTCATGGCCTGTTGGTACTAAGGTCACCATCACAGCAGGTACAGGTATCCCAACAGCACTTGTTGGTACTTTCTCTGTAACTGGTGGAAGTGGAAGCACAATCATTGTTTCAGGTACAGGATTTACTGTTGCCAACTCAGGTGCTATTACACCTGGCACAGTTCTAAAGGGTACAGCTGGAACAATCAGAACACAGTCAGTTGCAGCAGCAACAGCAAATGTTCTTTCAACAGCAACAATTACAATCACACCTTGGGCTGCATAATAAACTCCCAAGCAAAAAGCCCCCAGCCATTGGCTGGGGGCTTTTTTATTTAAAGGGTTATTAGTTAGGGAACGCCTTTAGGTGTTCCTCGTATCTTTTTCCATTTGTCTGGCCTGGGTACACTTTCCAGGAGGACCAGTCTTTTCCACCGTTAGTCATGTAGAAGGTTATTTCTGCATTAACCACAGGGTCAAAGAGTTCCTTATTTGTTTTGAGGTCAAATTTCTCCCGTCTATCTTCTCCGAGACTTCCCAGCATATTAATCTGGAACATCCCGTAGGAGTTGTCACCTGTGGAAACATCTCCGTTATGGGCTAAGGGGCGACCGTTAGACTCTTTCTTAGCAACCGCGTAGGCGACCTTGAGAGCTTTTCCCTCAAAACCAACCGCGCTAAGCAGGTCAACTAAGTCTGTATCTGACAGTTCTTTTGCTCCTCTGTACTTATCAAGTGGGTCCACAGCATTTACTTGTACTGTTACAGGCGTCTCCTCCACGGCATTTGCGTTAGCAATTGCGTGCGGTAGACCCCCTATCAACAAGGTGTACATTGCAAATACAGCCACTTTATCCATTGTATCTTTTCTGATATTAAGCATTTTATTGCTCCTCTCAGTAGCAAAAGGCTCCATTACTGGAGCCTTCCAAGAACTAGACTGCCACAGAGTTACGGCAAGAGTCAAGCCGAAGTAAATATATTTTGTTTAATGTGACAAAAACGTTATTTAAGTATTTACTATATGTACGTATTTCCGCATTTTTTATGCATATCGGACAACACATATCAATACTCTATATTAGAAAGAGAATGAGATATGTCATTAGTTGAATGGGCTGGAGTCCTCTCAGGATTCGCAGCTTTTGGAGCTGCTATCATCGCGGCCACATCATGGGTATTAAAGTCATACCTGAAGAACTTTGTTCACGAACTTAAGCCCAACGGCGGGGGCAGTATGAAAGATACCGTCAATCAAATCCACTCAGAGATAACTGAGCTACGCGTCAGCGTCGCTAAGCTGGAAGGCCAGTTCACACAGCACCTAGCGGAAATTGGAAGAAGCGAGTAGTATTCCAATACCCCCACTATCACAAGGGGTAAAAGGAGCAAGATGAATAAAGAACAACTAGTAGCAGCTGCAGGGTCATATATCCGCGCTGCTATCGCTTCCGTTGTAGCACTCGCTATGGCAGGTCAAACAGACCCTTCAGTACTCGCTAACGCGTTTATTGCTGGTCTTGTTGGTCCTCTAGCTAAGGCCTTAAATCCTAAAGATAAGGCTTACGGAATCGGAGCTTCCAAGTAAACTAGTGGGAGGGCAGGCAACTGCCCTCCCATTATTAGGAGGACACGATGTCAAAAGTAAAATGCGATAACTGTGATAAAGACGCTCTATATACACACGCAGACCCTGGAGTAAACCCAGTTAATTACTGTGCACCTTGTTTACCAAACTGGTTACAAGCACGTGCTGATAGCGGTCACTTCCCGCTTGTAGAATTTATTGAAGAGAAGCCATCTAAAAAGAAGGCTACAAAAGAAGAAGAGCCTGTAGAGGAACCTAAGGCCGAGTAATGTTTGATGAGCCAATCTTCGCAGTACGCGTAGATAGACGACAGGCCGTTCAAACCCACCCAGTTCCTAAAAAGGTTACTGCCCCTAGAGGTCCGTTTCCTGATGAGATGTTCGCTGAACCTGAGATTATTAGCGCGTCTGAACATGTAGAGTTTGAACCTGGCGCTACTGCACAAAACAACTTTAAACCAGAGAAGTACCTTCGCTGTGCCCGTTGTTTGGTGAGAGTAAGAGAGTCTGAAACCGAGGACCATATCTGTGGCTAAAAACAAAAAGGGTCGTTACTTTGAAGACCAAGAGGAGCGGTTTAACCGAATCTTAAACCTTGCTCAAGGTATGGCTGACAAGATTGGCGTAGAGACTCCAGTAGACCAGCGCTTCCAAGTTGCCGTTCCATCAGAGGGGTTTAAGCAGCTAGCTGCTAACACTACAAACCCAATACGACCAAGAGCAAAGGCAATTGCTTACGATTTTGATAAGCGCTCTTTATATGTTGTATTTAGGGATGGCGCGTGGTGGGAGTACGAGAACTGCCCAGTTTCGCACTTTGAAAACTTAAAGAACACCGACTCTACTGGTAAGTACTTGGCATCTAGTGGGTTAGACCGATGGCCGCAGATGGGGCCAGCAGACCCACTAGAGATGACAGAAGAGCAAAGAACAAGATTTGAGTACGCTGCTGAGTCTTCTGCTAGACTTCAGCAAACCTTAATATTAGAAGAAGGCTTAGACGAGAGACGGCAACAAGGCAACTAATGCAAACTATCGGACCACTATACGGCGGAACACTTCGGTACTGGCATAAAAAATTATTGCCTGTGGTAGAGGTCGGCTCTACCCAAGAAACTGATTACCCATTTAGAAAAGGTAAGTGCCTAGTCTTTAGGCTGCCTTTTACTGAGCCTGGTTACTACGTTGGCCTTTTTTATAAAAGACCTGTAATATCCCCTGATGACGATGAGGCTATCGATAAGATAGTCTTAGACGCTATGAAGGGTAGAAAAGCTTGGGTACCAGAGGACGGTAAATATGATGAGTTTTTTTAAAAAGGAACCTTGGGATAAGCCCTTTCCAGAAAAGCTGGCAAAAAGGGTTTCCAGGATACCTACAGGAGAGCTTGAGTCCTGGATTGACCAGGCGCTAACTGAAGTTGGCAAATGCCTGTCTATGTACACAAAGAGCAGGGACTCCGTATATTTGGAAGAGGCTCTAAAGGGCGCCGAAGCCGTCCATGCTGTAACCCACGAGTTGCACTCCCGCATGACTCGCTGATATACTATATCTACCTCTCTCTTCTACTTCCGTGTGATGGTGCAAAAACCCTGTGCTTACCAGCACAGGGTTTTTGTTTTACTCTAGACTAAGGTTATTATGGACAACAACATTGTGTTAGAAGAAGACGAAGATGAGTTCTTACCTGACGTCCCAGAAGAAGTAGAGCCTGAGGATGAAGAGGTAGAACTTGATGAACTGTCTAAAGAGTTTGTAAATAAATTAATAGACCGTTGCATTGAGTTTATGAACGCCCTAGTTGGGCATGAGCTACACCCTTATCAAATGCCGCTTGCGCGTCGCATTATTGAATCTGTACTTATTAACGACGGTGAAGAAATAACTGCATTAGCAGCACGTCAGTCAGGTAAGTCTGAAACAATTGCTAATACCGTAGCAACGCTAATGGTGCTTTTGCCACGCCTTGCAAAGATGTATCCAGACTTACTAGGTAAGTTTATAGACGGTGTGTGGATTGGTATGTTTGCTCCAGTTGAAGGTCAGGTAGAAACCCTCTTTGGTCGTACTGTTAATAGGCTTACTAGTGAACGTGCGCTAGAAATCTTAGGTGACCCAGAGATTGATGACAGCCTAGGTAAGGTACCTGGAGTAACACGACAGATTAAATTAAAAAACTCAGGCAGTAGCCTTATGATGATGACCGCTAACCCACGTGCAAAGATTGAATCTAAGTCTTTCCATCTTATTGTTATTGATGAGTGTCAAGAAGCGGACGACTTTGTTGTTACCAAGTCTATCTCCCCTATGCTTGCGTACTACTCAGGAACCATGGTTAAGACGGGCACACCAACTACACATAAGAACAACTTCTATCGCTCT